CGTCGGAATTTCCGACGATCACGCTCCGATCACACGCAGGGTGTGCATGCGGCGCAGCCCTTCGCCCGCATCGCGGTGTTCTGCGATGCCGTAGTTGACGAACAGCTTGGGCCGGAACAGGTCGGACAGGTCGAGCGTCGCACCGATGGCAGCGGCGTGGTTGCGCAGCACGAGCAGGGCATCGGCCCGCTCATCGGTGGCGATGGGTTCGCCCAGCCGGGTGCGGGTCAGGTCGATCAGGATGCAGCGGTTCAGCGTGGCTTGCATGTGTGTTCTCCAAAAGAAACGGGGGAGAAGTTCTCCCCCGTGTGCTGCGGACAGCGACGGATCACTTGCCTTTGGCGATGCGGTTGGCCTGCTCGATCAGGTACTGACCGAGCGACATCAGGTAGCCCGCGTCGTGGTGCGCCTTGACGATGCTCGCGCCCACCGCCTTGTAGTTGGCGCGCGACTGCTTCTTCTCGCCCTTGTCCCGCGCCGCTTTCTTCGCGCCCTTGCCGATGCCGCGCAGCAACTGGCGCGTGTAGTCGAGCGTGTTGTACGCCTGATGGTTCTCCTTGCGGTCGAACACGAGGCAGGACAGAACGCCCTTGTTCTTCGGCACTTCGTAGACTTCGATGCTGTTGCGCTCGGCCAGCATCCACACGCAGTCGCGGTCGAGCGCGATCTTCTCGGGCATGGTCAGGTCGGGCGCGTGCTCGCGCAGGTAGCGATACATGATGCGGCTGTCGTAGTTCGTGCGCATCGCACTCAGCAGCATCTCGCGGAACTCGTGCTTCGACAGTTTCGCGCCAGCGGCCAGCTTCAGGAAGTTGCGTTTCATGGTTTCATCCTCTATGGACAAAGTTGATCGTCGGAACTTCCGACGATGAGCGGTGAGTGCCGCTCCGTCGTGCCTCGCGCGAGGCACGACAGCGGGACACTACTTGCGGTAGACGACGCGCGAGCCAGCGTCGAGCGCGGTATCGAACAGGCAGTTGCCGAGCCCGTCCACGATGTGCGCGGGAGTGCATAGCGTCCGGTCAACAGCCTCTGCCAACTGCATGCACTTCAGCGGCGGCAGCGTGTCAGGCAACGCGATGCGGATGGTGTTGTTCAGTGCGACTAGCGTTCTCATCTGCTTCTCCTGTGTCTCGGCTGAGCCTGTCCCAACCGATACATCTATTATACCATAGCGTAGTGTGGAGAACCCTAGACAGTGGTGGCTGGCTGACCCCACCTACCCGGCACCCCCCGTGTTTTGGAGCGATGGGGCCCCCCGTAATAACACTGTTCCGCGACCGCAGCGCTGAAATTCGGCACTAATGTCTAGTTTTGGACAAAGCTGCAGAAAAGTCTAGTTTTGAACACCCGGCCCCCCACTACAAAATTCCCGGGCAAATGTCTAGTTCTTGACAGTATGCGGTTCGACCGCGCAAAAAAAGAGGGCCCGGTCAGGTGCACTCCCGACCGGGCCCCGCAGGGTGGAGGGCTAATCCACAGAGGAGACGGTGCCCGACGTGCGGCACCGACACCACTCTATCTGGACCCCGTACGTATTGCAACCACCAGATGTTGTGTGTACTCTGCGCGCCATCGCGCCGCGCGGCGCGCGGAGAGCTATTGGTGGAAATCGGGGAAAAGCCGCCGTTTCTACGGGACGTGCCCGTGGCGGAGCTACTGGACGCCAAGATTCACACGGCGGACTTCCTGATTGCCATTGGCGAGGCCCCGCTCGCGGACGCCGAGATCGAGGCCGACGCGGCACGCGCCGTGTTCGCCAAGCTCACCTCTCCGGACGAGGACGAGCCCGAGAAGCGAAATGCTCTCGGCCTTTTGGAGTCGCCGGAGAGCGTGAGGCACCTCGTGGCCATGCTGACGGCCTTCGATTGGCAGTACGTCGAGCACGCGAGCGCCATCCGGGGCAAGCTGGTGGCCTCCTTGGCGGAGGACGTGGACGATCCGGACCCGCGCGTGCGCCACAAGGCCATCGAACTGCTCGGCAAGGTCAAGGAGATCGCCCTTTTCGAGGAGCGCAGCGTCGTGCGGCGCGAAAACGTGTCCGACGACGAGATCAACGCGCGTCTGCAGACCCTGATGCAGCGCGCGAAGGAGCGCGACAAGCCCGCGCAACCGGCCATTGACATCGAATACACCGAAATTGAGGCCGGAAAAGCGTGAATTTGGCCGATTTTCCCGAGAATTTCGACTTTTCGACCCTCTCACGAGCGCAAAAGCAGGAATTGCTTGAACTGCTGGAGGAACGCGAGCGCAGAGCGACGCTGACCGCCGCGCAGACGCAGTTTTTGCCCTTCGTACGCTCGGTGTACCCGAATTTCAAGGAGGGGCCACACCATAGGGTGTTCGCGCGCACCTTCGAAGCCATCATGCGGGGCGAGAAGAAGCGCGTCATCATCAACATCGCTCCCCGGCACTCGAAATCCGAGTCCTCCAGCTACCTGTTCCCCTCGTTCTACCTCGGTCAGTTCCCCGACAAGAAGATCATCATGGCCTCGCACACCGCGAGCTTGGCCGAGGACTTCGGGCGGCGCGTGAGGAACCTGATCCAGAGCGAGGAGTACGCCCGAATCTTCCCCGAGACGGTCGTGCAGCACGACCAGAAGGCCGCAGGCAAGTGGGCCACGAGCAGGAAGGGCGAGTACTACGCCGTGGGCGTTGGCGGCGCGCTCGCAGGCCGTGGTGCTGACCTGTTGCTGATAGATGACCCGCACTCGGAGCAGGACGTGCGGACGAACTCCAAGGCCACGTTCGACTCCGCATGGGCGTGGTATCAGACCGGCCCGATGCAGCGTCTGATGCCCAACGGGGCCATCATCATCGTGATGACGCGCTGGGCCACGGACGACCTCACAGGTCGCCTGCTGGAGCAGTCCAAGACGGGTGGCGAGGAGTGGGAGGTGATCGAGCTACCGGCCATCCTGCCCAGCGGCAAGGCGCTGTGGCCCGAGTTCTGGCCGGTGGAGGAGTTGCTGGCCAAGAAGGCGAACATGGACCCCCGGTACTGGGCCAGCCAGTACCTGCAGAACCCGACCGACGAGGAAGGCGCGCTCATCAAGCGCGAGTACTGGCGCATCTGGGACAAGGACAAGCCGCCCAAGTGCCACTACGTGATCCAGTCATGGGACACGGCCTTCAGCAAGAACGAGACGGCGGACTTCTCCGCCTGCACCACGTGGGGCGTGTTCGCACGGGACGACGAGAAAACCGGCCAGCCCGCCAACAACATCATCCTGCTCGACGCCTTCAAGGACCGGATGCAGTTCCCCGAGTTGAAGGCCATCGCCATCAAGCACTGGAAGCAGTGGAAGCCCGACAGCTTCGTCGTTGAAGCAAAAGCAGCGGGACAGCCGCTGATCTACGAACTCCGCGCGCAGGGCATCCCGGTGCAGGAGTTCACACCGTCACGCGGCAACGACAAGACGGTGCGTGTCAACAGCGTCACCGACCTCTTCGCATCCGGCATGGTGTGGCGACCCGACCAGCGTTGGGCCGAGGCCGTCGCGGAAGAGTGCGCGCAGTTCCCCAATGGCAAACACGACGACTACGTGGACACGACCACGCAGGCGTTGCTGCGCTTCAGACGCGGCGGCTTGATCAAGCTGCCTTCCGACTACAAGGACGACGCTCCGAAACCGTGGCGGCGCAAGACAGCGCCCTACGGATGGCGGGCTAGGAGAGTGTGATGGACAAGGCCGTGTATCAGGCACCGCAGGGCATCGCGGACATCGAGAATCCGGACGAGATCGTGGAGGAGGTGGACTTCGAACTGGAGGGCGAGGAAATTGACGAGGGCGAGATGGCTCCCGTCGTCAACCACGACGACAACCTCGCGGAGACGCTGCCCGACGACGTGGTGAACAAGGTCCGCTCGGACCTGATAACGGACATCGACAACGACCTGCTCACCCGCAAGGAGTGGGAGGACACGCTGATCGAGGGCATGGCGCTGCTGGGCATGCGCTATGAGGACATGACGGAGCCTTGGGAGGGAGCATGCGGCGTCTACCACCCCGTGATCGGGGAAGCAACAGTGCGGTTCCAGTCCGAGACGGTGATGGAGACGTTCCCCGCCGCAGGCCCCGTCAAAACCCAAGTCCTCGGCGTGCAGACGCCGGAGAAGCTGCAAGCCGCCCATCGCGTCAAGGCGGACATGAACTACCAGCTAACCGAGGTGATGCCGGAGTACAGGAACGAGCACGAGCGGATGCTCTTCACGCTCGCGCCGATGGGCTGCGCGTTCAAAAAAATCTACTACGACCCAAACCTCGGAAGGCCGGTGAGCACGTTCGTCCCCCCAGAGGACATCGTGTTGCCATACGGGGCCTCCCACCTGCCAACCGCGCCCCGCGTAACGCACCGGATGCGCAAGACAAAAAACGACCTGCTCAAGCTGATGGAAAGCGGGTTCTACCGAGAACTCGACCTGACATCGCCAACGATCCAGCGAGACGAGATCAAGGAGGCAAAGGACGCTGAGACTGGCATTCAGGAGCAGGACCCCGAGTTGTACACGCTGTACGAGTGCCACTGCGAGATCAACGTCGAGGAGGAAGAAGGCGAGATCGCGCGGCCCTACATCGTCACGCTGCTGGTGGACACCGACGAGGTGCTGGCGATCCGCCGCAACTGGATCGAGGAGGACCCGCTCAAGCTGCCGCGCCAGCACTTCGTCAAGTACGACTACGTGCCCGGGTTCGGCCCCTACGGCTTCGGACTGATCCACCTGATCGGGGGCTTCGCCAAGGCGGGCACGTCGATCCTGCGGCAACTGGTGGACGCAGGCACGTGGGCGAACATGCAGGGCGGCTTCAAGAGCACGGGCACGCGCATCCGGCAGGAGGACACGAAGGTGTCCCCCGGCACGTACCTCGACATCGACATCCCCGGCACCGACATCCGCCAGCACATCATGCAGGTGGAGACGAAGGAGCCCAGCGCTGTCCTCGCGCAGTTGATGGAGAAGATTCTGGAGGACGCGCGGCGCTACGCGGCGACCGCCGACATGGACATCTCCGACATCAGCGCGCAGACCCCGGTCGGCACCACGATGGCGCTGCTGGAGCGGATGCTGAAGGTCATGTCTGCGGTGCAGGCCCGCGTGCACTTCTCCTTCAAGCAGGAGTTGAAGCTGCTGGCCGGGATCATCCGCGACTATGCGCCCGACGAGTACGACTACGACCCGGAAACAGCCGACCGCACGGCCCGCAAGGTGGACTATGAGACGACGGAGATCATCCCCGTCTCCGATCCCAATGCGAGCACGATGTCGCAGCGGATCGTGCTGTGGCACGCGGTTCTGCAGCTATCCGCCGACGCGCCCAACATCTACGACAAGCGCGAGCTTCACCGCGCGATGCTGGAGGTGTTCGGCGTTCCCAACATCAACAAGCTCGTGCCGATGCCACAGGAGTTGCAGCCGCAGGACCCGGTATCGGAGAACATGGGCTTCCTCATCGGCAAGCCGACGAAGGCGTTCATCCATCAGGACCACAACGCTCACCTGCAGGTGCACACCAACATGCTGCAGGACCCGATGATCCAGATGCAGATTGGGCAGAACCCCAACGCGCAGATGATCACGGGCGGGTTGATGGCGCACATCGCGGAGCACTTGGCGTTCCAGTACCGCTCGCAGATCGAGCAGAACCTCGGTGTGCCGTTGCCGCCGCCCGACCAACCGATGCCGCCCGAAGTCGAAGTGGCCATCGCGCCGCTCATCGCGGAAGCGTCGAAGATGCTGCTGTCGCAGTCGCAGATCGCCGCCGCGCAGATGGAAGCGCAGCAGATGGGTGCCGATCCATCCAACGCGGTCGAGATGGAGAAGATCAAGGTCAAGCGCGAGGAGATCGAGCACAAGCGGCAGGACAGCCAGCGCGACTACGAGATCGCCAAGGGCAAGCTGTCGCTGGAGCGCGAGCGGCTGCAGAAGGACGCGCGCACCGATGGCCTCAAGATCGGCGTCGATCTCGTCAAGTCCAAGCAGCAGCAAAAGCACCAGTCCGCGATGTCGGAGGAGAACAACAAGTTCGCCGCGCGCAAGGGCATGTTCGACCACATTTCCAAGACGGAGCAGCAGCGCGAGAACAACACGTTCTCCGCGAAGCGCGACCTGATGGGGCACATGACCAAGGGGATGCAGCAGGAGAAGCAACTCGCATCCGGTGAGCGCAGCGCCGAGCGGCAGGCCGCGCAGCGCGCGGAGCAGTCCAAGCAGAAGCAGGCCACGCAGAAGAAGGCCAAGAAACCGAAGGCGGCTGAATGAGCGTCACCCTCGTCATCCGGCTGATCAAGGAAATCGAGCAGCGCGCGGAAACCAAGAAAACGCAGTTGCTGAAGGGCAACTGCGCCTCGTACGAAGAGTACAAATCGACGGTGGAGCATTACCAAGCTCTGATGTCCACCGTTGCCCACATCAAGGAGCTTGCGAAGGAAGTGGACGATGACTGAACCAGAAGTGAGCCCGCAGAAGATGCCGAATCCTGTGGCGTACAACATCTTGTGCATGGTGCCAAAGGCCGACGAGACGTTCCAAGGAACGAGCCTCATCAAGCCCGACACGCAAAAGCACGTCGAGCAGCACTCGACGGTGGTGCTCTACGTGCTGAAGCTCGGCCCCGAGGCGTACAAGGACAAGGGCCGCTTCCCCGGCGAGCCGTGGTGCAAGGAGGGGGATTTCGTGCTCGTGCGGGCGTACACCGGCACGCGCTTCAAGGTTGACAGCCACGAGTACCGGATCATCAAGGACGATCAGGTCGAGGCTGTCGTGGATGACCCCCGTGGCGTGATGCGCGCATAGGAACCGACATGGCAGACATGGATAAGAACGAGTACAAGTTCCCCGACGAGCAACAGGACCCCAAGAATGCTGACGGTCAGGTTTCGGCTGGCGAGGCTGAAGAGATCGTTGAAGTGGTCGATGACACGCCGGAGGCTGATCGCGGTCGCCAGCCTATTGGCAAGACAGCCGATGAGGTTGCGCCGGATGATGAAGTCGCGGCGTACAGTGAAAACGTCCAGAAGCGCATCAAGGAACTGAAGCGCACATGGCACGACGAGCGCCGCGAGAAGGAAGCCGCGCAGCGCGAGCGCGACGAGGCTGTGCGTTCAGCCCGGTATTACTACGATCAGGCGCAGCGGGCCGGTCAGTCCGCGCAGCAGGCGCAGCAGAGTTCGCTGGCGCAGATGAAAGAGGCCGCGACGCACGCGCTGGAAACCGCTGAGCGCGATCTTGAGACGGCCTATGAGTCGGGGGATTCCAAGGCGGTCGTGAAAGCGACCAAGGCCGTGAGCGAGGCGCAGTGGAAGCTCTCGCGGGCTCAAGCGATGGCGGCTGCACCCCAGCGCCGTCAACAGCCCCCTTTACAACAGCAGCCACAGCGAGTACAAAGCGCGCAAACGCCCCAAGCGTCTGAGCGGGCTCTCCAGTGGCAGTCGGAGAACTCGTGGTACGGCAAAGACGTGGAGATGACGAGCTTCGCTCTTGGGGTGCACCAGAAACTCGTCGCCAACGGAGTAGCGCCCGACTCGGACGACTACTACGTCAAGCTGAACAAGCGCGTTCGGGAAGTATTCTCCGATCAGTTCCCATCCAACGATGCGGACGACGACGGAGAAGAGGGGACCCCGGCCCCACGCAAGACCCCCGCGACAGTCGTCGCGCCCGCTTCGCGGACTTCCAGTGCCGCGCCAAAGAAACTTCAGATTTCGAAGTCGCAAGCTGCTCTCGCTTCGAAGCTGGGCATCTCCGTGCAGGAGTACGCACGCCAAGTCAAATTGCTGCAGAAACAGGACCAAGCCAAAAATGGATAAGCGCACGCCTCGTGATCTTGAAAGCCGCACGGAAACGTCGCGCTATGAGTACGTTCCGCCGAGTGCCTTGCCAACTCCGACACCGGAGCCCGGGTATGGCTTTCGCTGGATCGCCACTCACGTTCTTGGCGCTGCTGACCCGTCAAACGTCTCCAAGCGATTCCGCGAGGGATGGGAGCCGGTGAAGGCTGCGGACCATCCTGAACTGCAGATCGCCGCCAACAAGGCGGGGAACATTGAAGTCGGCGGGCTGGTTCTGTGCAAGGCCCCCGAGGAGATGATCGAAGCGCGCACTCGGTTCTACACCAAGCAAGCGCAGGATCAAATCCGCTCGGTCGATTCGCACTACATGCGGAACGAAGCAGACAAACGAATGCCCCTGTTCACGGACAAAAACTCGGAAACCGAAACTGGCCCGAGCAAGTTCGGACAGGGCTCAAAGTAACTTTCTCAGGAGCAAGGAATGGCAACTGTTGCCTCGCCTTACGGACTCCGCCCGCTGAACATGCTGGGTGGCCGTCCGAACAACGGTGGCGCGATGCGCGAGATTCCGATGACCGTCAACTCGGCCACGGCAATCTACACCGGGGATGTCATCCAGATCGGCGCGGCCTCGGCCGGTCAGCCGTCTGCAACCACCAGCACCGTCACAACCTCGTCGGCGGGCATCGTCGGCGTGTGCGTCGGCGTGCGCTATGTCGATCCGACCCTGAAGTACGCGGTCAACGCCCAGTACCTTCCGGCCAACGCGATCACCAACGGCTACACGAACGTGTTCATCATCGTCAACGACGATCCGGACCAACTGTACCAAGTGCAGGCGGCGGGATCGGTGGCGGCGACGGTGCGCGGCAAGTTCGCGGCGCTGGAGAACCAAGGTGGTTCTGCAGCCACGGGCCAGTCCTCGGTTCGGCTGTCCACACCCGCCAACACGGGGACGCTGGCCGTTCGGATCATCGACTTCGTGGACGCTGGTTCGAACTTCACCGACTGCATCGTCCGCTTCAATCAGGGCGTGCTGATGACCACCAACGCCACTGTGCTGACCAACTGAGGAGCTTGAGAAATGGCAATTAGTCGCGCACAACTCCTCAAGGAACTGCTCCCCGGCCTGAACGGTCTGTTCGGTCTGGAGTACAAGCAGTACGGCGAGGAACACAAGGAGGTCTACGACACCGACACGTCGGATCGTTCCTTCGAAGAAGAGGTCAAGCTCGGCGGATTCGGTCAGGCACCGACGAAATCCGAGGGCGCGGCCATCGCGTACGACACGGCGCAGGAACTCTGGTCCGCGCGCTGGACGCACGAAACCGTCGCAATGGGGTACGCGATCACGGAAGAGGCCATCGAGGACAACCTCTATGACTCCCTTTCCAAGCGTTACACCAAGGCGCTGGCTCGTGCGATGGCGTACACGAAGCAGACCAAGGCAGCGGCTCTGCTGAACAACGCGTTCACGAGCGGCACGGGCGGCGATGGCGTGGTTCTGTGCGCCACCAACCACCCGCTGCTCAACGGCTCCACGAACAGCAACAAGCTGTCCACGGGTGCCGACCTGAACGAAACGTCGCTGGAAGCGGCCATCATCCAGATGTCGGCGTGGACCGACGAGCGCGGCCTGCTGATCGCAGCCAAGCCCGTCAAGCTCGTTGTCCCGACCGCGTACATGTTCGTTGCCAAGCGTCTGCTCGACACGCCCAACCGTGTCGGCACGTCGGACAACGACATCAACGCGCTGAAGTCGATGGGCGCAATCCCGGGCGGCTGGTCGATCAACCACTACATGACCGACACCAACGCGTGGTTCATCAAGACGGACGTTCCGAACGGCCTGAAGCACTACACGCGCGTGGGAATGTCCACGGGCATGGACGGCGACTTCGACACCGGCAACGTGCGGTACAAGGCCCGCGAGCGCTACAGCTTCGGCTGGGGCGATCCGCTGGGCATCTTCGGGTCGAGCGGTTCGACCTGATCGGCATGACCGGGGGGCTTCGGCCCCCCCTTTCCGCACATACGGCTTAGAGACTGGTGCGGCAGGCGGTGTAGAGACTCTGAGCCAACCTTCCTACACAGGAGTAGCACATGGGTGCTTCGACTTTTTCTGGTCCGATCAAAGCAGGTACGGTGCGCGATGGCGCAGACACCAACGTCGGCTCGGCGGTGATGGTGCAGACGGTGGAGATCGCGCGGGACGCCACGCTGGTGCAGAACGCGACGATGTATCTCCCGGCCAACGCCGAGATCATCGACATCGTTGGCATTCCGCAGGTGCTGTACGACTCGGCCACGTCCGCCACGCTCAGCGTTGGCACGACAACGGGTGGAACGCAGTACGCAGCCTCGCTCGACGCGAAAGCGGTCGGCTTCAAGCGCGCGGCAGTGACCGCAGCGCAGGGCTTGGCGATGCGCG